TTATCAGCACTCTTTGTGAAAAGAATATCTTTAATTCTATCACTTATTCCAGATGGCGACTCATCAGAAGCCATCATATCCATTAAATCAGCATTAGTTACTTCAGGCATAGCATTAAATAGTACAATTTTAAATATTTATCAAATCTCTGCAGACTTGACTTGTTTGTCAGATGGTTCCATTATTTGAGCATCTACTTCAGGTTCTTGAACAGGAGCTCCAAGATCTCCCATATCAGATAAGGGTTGACCAGTTTCTGGGTCAATAGGTGCCATTGGGTCAGGAATAACTCCATCCGCAATTTCTTTAGCAATCAACTTATCCTGTTCAATAATTTCCTCATCTGCTTGACGAAGAATCTTACGGCGAACATAATCTTGAGAATAATACTTGCCGATATATGGTTCTGCTGTTGCAGCCATATTAAGTCTCTCAGTAAGAAGTTCAGTTTCTTTTAGTTCTGAGAAGTGGTTATCATAGATAAAATCATATTGAATATGATCTGCCATTACTTCCCAATCCTCAGGAGTAATAATATTCTTAAGAATCAATTGAGTCTTAAGCATATCACTAAACATTGCCGAGAATCTCTTTCTCAAACGTCCAACAAACTTACTAAATTTAACCTCATCTCTTAAGATCTCTGAAGACCTTCCAAGGTTAAATCCACCATCACCACCAATCCTAGAAACAGGAACATTAAGTGCTCTGTATAGTTTGTCTTGGAAATACTTAATATCAGTAATCTCTCCAAGGTTCTGACCACCAGGTAAAGTAGTAATCTCNGTACCTCTACCACCTTCTCTTCTAGGAAGCCAGAAGTCTTCTAGCATACTCATGAATTTCTTATCATCACGAATCTCACCAGTATTAGCATCATATACTAACTTATTACGATACCTCATCATAACATCACGGAGATATTGCTCTGCCTTTACCTTAGGAAGATTACCAACATCAATATAGAAAATTCTACGTTCTGGTGCTCTTGATAGTCTATAGATAACAAGACTATCCTCAATCATTCTAAGTTGATTAAGAGCTTTAATTGATTTGTGGAGATATGAAAGTGTTGATCCCTTATTTCTATCTACAAGTCCAGAAGTGCAAAATGTGATAGAATCCTTAGTAAATTTAATACCAGCATTAGCACCAGCACTTGATCCAGAATGTAGAGGACTTCCTATTGGATACGTCATCTTTGGATTATAGATGAAGTATTCCTCTAATTCAGGAAACTCATAATCCATTGGATTATCTTCAATTAGATTNTTATGCTTCTTGAATTTATCCTTATCATTTTTCTTATTTCTACGTACATAACGCATCTTTAGTGCATCAATATAACGTAGTTCTTGTATACCTTCATGTGGTTTTTTAAGGTCAATTACCTTATGATAATACAATCTACCGTCAATATACCAATTTCTATAGATCTCATGCGATTTTTTATCAAAATCAAGCATTTCTTTAATATATTTAAACTCATTTCTAATCTTAGTTTTAATGCCATCACTAGCATTGAGATTAGATAGTTCAATTTCTACTGGACTATCATTAGTATCTGATACGATTGCTTCATTAACAATATCCTCAATAGCACTATCCGCTTCAGGATGAAGAGCCATTTCACGATATCTTTTAATAAGATCAAATTCAGTTCTGTAAACACCTTCAATATCAACATAGGAACCAAAAAACCCACTACTCAGATAGTGATCACTCTGATCCTCCTTATTGGGAGGAACAGGTGATAGAGTAGTGGGTGATTTTGATTCACTATCATCGATAGAAAATCCAAATAACTTAGGCATGATTTATTTTACATCTTGTCTGTGATCTATTTATCAGAGTAGATCAAAGACCTTTTTGGAATTAACCNNNATTATTTCCGGGTTTTGGTTCCCAGTATTGAACTTGGAATTCAACTGTAAATTCTTCAATCGAATCTCCAGTATCATAAGAAAGGTCAATTGCACTAATGTTGGTTGGGAAAATACCATAGAAGGTATATTCATAAACAGATTCTAAACCAGTTCCATCAACTGCTCCTGCAGCTGATGCTAGTCTTGAAAGCTGTTTAACGGTTGCATCAATTTGATAGTCAGCTGGATTNGTGTCGCCACTAGCATCAGCATACTGACCAATCTTTTGCATCCANTTTTCCATCGCTGTGCGAATTTCAAAATTGGTGTCATTAATTATAGTAATTGTCCAAGTATCGAAAGTTCTGTCTCCAGCAACTTTAAATGTTCTTCCTCTAAAAGGAATTTCAATAGGTGCAATGTTTGATGCGGGCAAAGAAGCTGCTTTACACAACATCTTTGTATTTTCTGCAGGTAATCCTATGCTGGCGTTACCTTCAGTCATTTCGATTTCAAATAAATTGGGGCGTGCACCGCCGCCCGTTAGTGTTGCCTTAAAATCTTCAATTCTGTGTCCTACTGCCATTGTTTTGGTCCTCCTTGTTTGTTATTTATAGTATGAATAGATTAATTAAACAGTACCAGCGACTTCTTCAAACGCTACACCAGTTCTAGTAGCAACAAATGTCAGTGTGACATAGTTGATAGACTTGGTAGGCTTGAGGTAGATGTCCGCTCTAAATTCATTGTTATCAATAACATCAGGAGTGTTGTTCGTGGCATCGCAAACAACTAAGAATCCGTATAGACCCCTCTTTGCTTGAACATCACGAAGATAAGGTTCAACAATGTTCTTAAAGTTTGCTCTCGTTAACTCATCGTTCAGTTCAAAGAGTTGAGCTTCTGCTGCTTTCTGCAGTGCTTGCTCGACAGTAAGGAACAAACGACGAACGTTAATTCTATCAAATGCCGAGGCATATCCAAGAGCAGTTTTATCACCAAAGAGAAGTGTTCCAATTCCAGGTTGAGTAATAACTGAGTTAATTCTCAAAGGATATAGGATATCTCTTTGTGCCTTGCTTGGGTTAAAAGCAAGTTTGATAGCATTATTAATGATTCCTCTTTGTTGACCAGCAGGTGAGAACCAAGGATAAGCAACTAAATTGGTGCGAACCATTAGACCTGCGATATCACCGTTAGTGGGAATCCAACGGAACTTATTATTAAATCGATCATAAGTATACTTATATCCACTATCAAAGATGCCATAAGATGTAGACATCAGTGGACTGAAATATTTAACTAGATTAGCAGTTTGTGTGTCATCATTAGTAACACCAACCAAATCTGATCTATGTGGTCCAACAAGAGCAACACAATCTTTTCTACTATTAGCTAAGGAAGAAGGTGACCTGCTTTTGCCTGAGACAATTCTCTGGAAGTTAATCCAGGACCCATGATCAAATAGTCCATGGCAATTTCATCGGCATTAGAAAACTTATATAGGAGGTTTGTAGATCTCCTAAAGTAGCAGCCATACCTTTGTTGGTGGAATAGTCAACACCACCACTAATAACATATGAATTGTTACCAATTGCGCTATAAGTTACGTCCTGAGCATTTAAACCCCAAAGACTATCTCCAACTGTAACTGCTGTGAATTCAGTTGAGAATCCAGTAGCAACAGGATTTGTCTTCCAATACGTGTCTTCTGCATTGGAAGGATTGCTTCCTGCATAAACTTGTGTTGAGAAATCAGCAATATATTGCTCGTACCAAATCTTCTGAGGAGAATTAACTGCTGAGATAGCATCCTTTGCCTTAGAAAGACCTACGTGCTTCTCAATAATACTTCCTGTGACTCCAGTGATTTCACCTAAGTCATCAATAACACATACGTGGAATCCGTCATTCTTACCATTTCTATCAAGAACGTACTTGTTAGAAATAGGTCTTGGAGCAATAGACTTCCAATACATTACTCCATTGGTAATTCCAAGTTTCTGTTGGTCATACCAGTCAACTGCAGTTGCAGGTGTATATGCCGCAAGAGTAGCAGAAAGTCCAGTATTAATACCAGAGTTATTTACAAAATAGCAACTATCTGAGGTATCGAAAGATGCCCATTGAGTGCTCTCTGCATAACTAATCTTAGTTTCTGTATTTGCTGCAGAAACTCTTGATACAACCTTAACATCAATTGTAGACGCTTCATTAGTTGCGTCAGTTGTAACGCCAGTGATAATTCCTTTCAAATATCCAGTAAAGGAACTGGTTGTTCCTGCTCCAGGAATAACAACTCCACTCAATCCAGCGGTAATACCATAACCGANTTGAGCGCCAGCTAGTGTTAAACTACTTGTCGTAATACCAATCGTTTGATCAGCAAAATCGTCAATAGTACAAATCTTTAAATTATTTGCCCAAGTACCTGAATTNTTTGCCGCCCAGGTATAATTGGTGTCTTCGCCATCAGCATGGTTCTCCATGTAATCGTCATAATTATCAATTCTGGTTACACCAGTCATTGTTGTATAAGCAACCCCAACGCCAGCATTAGCATTTTGTAGAGTACTGCCAGCAGTTCTAACTACTTTTAAGACTCCACCATATTGGAGAAAGGANGANGCAGCCATCCAATACTCATATTGTGCGTCAGTTGAAAGAGGTTTTCCAAATGCAGAAATTAAATCCTGCTCTGATGAAATATTGATAGGAAAATCAACAGGTCCAATTGGNAATGGACCTGCGATGCCTCCAATATTATCAAGTACATTATCAGCTCTTCCTACAGTTAAATCAACCTCCCTAGTTAGTACACCGGGAGATAATTGAGGAGTCGCCATTCTTTTTTCTCCGAAATCTCAGTTTATCTAAAAAATATTTATTAAAATTGACATTTACAAGTAGTTCCACATATAGTCCATTCCGCCACCTTTATCTCCATACTCATCGGTAAACCATCTATCACCCTTATCATCAACAAAACTTTCTTCACCCAACCCATCTTCAATAAAACCAAAAGGAGCCATATCCTGTTCTATTTGATTTTTTTGCTCCTCATA